ATTTACTTGCTATTGCTATAGCAAGCCTTTTTACTGTTTCGTGATCCCAGTCGGACTTTGCCATGTTGTACGCCCAACAAACAATTTGACAGTTGTCCTTCGTGTACCCTTTCGACGGGTCAATTCGATCAACAGATGGCCCCCATGGGTGTATGCGGCCAATCTTTGCAAGCTGAAGCTCTAAAGCAATCCCGGACGCCTCGCAAATTCCGGCGCCCATCCGCTCCGCAATCCACTCAACATCAAGATCAAATTCTTTACCAGTCTTGGCTGCTCTAGTACGCACCCACGTCAAAAGCCTTGATGCGCGAGCCCACGGATCAGTCCTTGTTTTTTCTTTTGCAGTTGCATGATATGCAGACCACTTCTCTTTGTTCCGCCGGTAGTAGTTTTTCTTTGTTTCTGAGTCTCTCTTGCGTGCATCCGTGTCTGCAAGCCTAGCCCTTCTAACTTCTAAAGCGCGTTCTGAATGTTGCCTGTAATGGGCCTTCCCCTTCTCAGAATTGCATTTCCTGCACAGATAGGTCCTGCTTTTTACTAGCCCGTAGCTCCACGTTTCGCCCTCTATCAAGCGGCACCCGCAAGCCCTGCATGTTTTTTGATCTTTAGCGCCCATTTGTAAATCCCCTGCCGTTTCGACAGGGGATTTTGCCATGAACCGCTAGTCTTAAGTTGAAGAATTTGCGTAGTGCTTGACCGCGCCGCCCACATCGATCAGACGGCCGCCCTGGCGGTTGAACGCCACGAAGCCAATCTGGCCGTTCAGGATGAACGCAGAGTCCGCCATGCGGAACAGCGTCAGGTCCATCACCTCGCGGATCATGTAGCGGGCGAAGTCGCCGAACAGGATCGACTTGGCGTTCGCGGCCATCACCGGCATTTCCTGGCTGATGGCAATCGGACGGCCAAGCAGGCGNTCCGGCGCGCCGCCGGGNNTNCCCTGCTCGTANCCNGGCACGAAGATCGGGCGCCCTTCAGTGTCCTTGATCTTGCGGATCACCTTGAGCGAGCTGTCGTGCATCATCCAGCCGGCGCGCGGCGACGCGCGATAGATCGGATCGACGGAGTGCTCCAGATCNACCAGATCGTCATAGGTAACAGTCAGGGTCTGGCCGGTCGTGCCGGTCTTGCCTGCGGTAGAGCCTNCAACGATGCCGTGCGGCTGACTGGAGCCGGTGCCGANGGTGAAGTGCTTGCTCGTGATGCGGCCGATGCGCAGGGTGAGCAGCGAGTTGATATAGCCCTCGATGTCGAACATCGAGTCCTGGATCAGCTCGAACGGCACAGCGATCTTCTTGGACGAGTACTTATACACATCCATCGAGAGGTTGCTGAACGAGGTTTCGCCAAGCGTGACAGCGGCGTTCTGGCCGACAATCTCGCCCTCTTCCGACGTGGCGTCGGCGGCCGGGAAGTTCATCTGCGCGCCCGTGCCGGTCTGGATGATGGTCGCAACAGAGCGAATTCCGCCAAACTGCTTCATCGCCTCAGTGAGCTGACGGTAATACTCGGTTGCGACGGTGTACCCGCCCTCGGCCGGCGTGCTGGTGCTCATCGCGCCTTGCGGCAGGCGCATGGCGTTGGCGATGTCGCCCATCGACTGGCGGGCACGAACGCGCTGAACGTCCTCCTGAGCCATGTTGGCGAAGCCGCCGGCCAGATACGCACGGAGGGCACCGCCGTCGGTGCCGTGCGCGCCAGGCGTGCGGGTGAACTGGTCGCGCATGTGATCAGCGATACCGCCATTTTCGGCAGCGTTCGCGGCGATGGCAGCGATGGCGTCATTGTGGCGCTTGATTTGCGCGTCGATGTCGCCGATTTCGGCCATAGCCTGATCGTAGGACGCCTGATGCTCTGGCTTCCACTCCGGCGTCTTGTCCTTGTCGACGAGGGTTTGCAGATTCTTGGCGAGGGCGTCGCGGCGCTCCCGCAGGGCTTGGATGCCTTTCATTGGGCAGTCTCCATAAAAAAAGCCCGCCGAAGCGGGCTGGGTTGCCATTGCGCGGGAGCGCTTCAGGCGGGGATCAGTCGTGCAAGCGCAGCACGGCGCAGCGCTTCGCGGTCGGGTTGTGCGGGCGTCTCTTCAGACTCTTCGATCTTCGACTTCGGAGCATGTTCAAAGGCGGACAAGTCCCACGCCTTCGCACTGGGGGCGTCCTTGCCGTCCGCGATGGAGTCCGCAAAGCCTAGCTCGACGGCCCGCTCTGCCTCCATCCACGTCTCGGCAGCCATCCATGCGGCGATCTCTTCCGGCTTCTGGCCCGTTCGTTCTGCATAGCTCTTGACGAGCGAGCCGTCAATTTGCTCAAGCAGGCCGGCCGTCTTCAGCAGTTCGTCAGAGTTGCCCCACGCAATCGTCCATGCCTTATGGATCATCGTGAATGCGCCAGGCGCGACGATGATTTCATCGGCCGGGAGGATCAGAAACGAGGCAGCCGACGCGGCGAGTCCGTCGTTATGGGCCACGATCCGGCTGCTGTGCTCGCGAATCGCCTGTTCCATCGCGCGCGCTGCGAACACGCTCCCGCCGGGCGAATACACCCTAAGATGGATCTCAGGCGCCTTCATGCTGTTGAGCGTCTTGATGAACTTCTGAGGCGACACGCCACCCCACCACTCCGCCTCGTCGTCGGTATCGACGATCATGTCGTAAAGGTAAATGGTGGCGGCGTCGCCTTCAGGGCTGACCTCTGCGCGAAACTCGCCCTTCCGGCGGTTTCGTGCATACAGCTTCAGTAGTGGATTCATTGCGTTTCCTCGCTTTGCGCAACACCTTCCGCGCCAGCGCGGAAAACTTGCTCGCCGCCCTCAATGGGAGGCAGGTTCTTCAGCTTGCGGACCTCGTTGATCGTCATCCATCCTTGTGCGCCAGGTCCGCCAAGCGCCTTTGCGAAGTACTCGGCCTGCGCTTTCGAGTCGCCATCCATCAAAGCATCAGCACTCATCTCGCCAAATACGCGCAGGCTGCGCGGCCATACCTTGCGATTGATCTCTTGCTGGATAGCGTCGATGTAGCGGCGCAGCGTGTAGCGGACAAATCCAATCGACATTTGCTCAACGCCGCTACCCCAGCTCGTAGTCTTCTCGGTGTAGCCAATCATGTGCGGCGGGACGCCAAACACTCGCGCGATGTCTTCGACTTGAAACTGCCGCGTCGTCAGAAGCTGCGCATCCTCAGCCGTCATCGTGAGTTGCTGCACTTTCAGCCCGCCAGTCAGCACGGCCGGGAGGTGAGCGTTGCTGACGCCCTGGTGCCGCGCCGCCCACGTCGTCCTGATGATCTCTGCCTGATCCTTGGTTAGCTTGTTTGCTTCCGTCGTCAGCGCGAAATCAGCACGCGCGCCATTGCGGAAGAACGATCCAGCGTACTGGTCAGCAGCAAGCGCAATGCCGGCTGGGCCGCGCAGCGCCGCCTGAATTGGCGTGAGGCTGCGCCGGCCATCAAAGCCAATGCCTGGGAAGTGCAGCATATCTGCAGCCGGGACGGCCTCTTGCTGCCCTTTCTCGTTGATGACGAGATAGACCAGCGACCCATCAGGCAGCTTATCGACCGCCGTATTTACACGGTCCGGGTGAATCGGCTCGAAGCCCTCAATCTCGTAGCTGCGGCCGCCGCGCTTGCGATGAATGCGCCAGTAACCGTCGCCTTTGAGCGCAATCGACTGCGCGGCATACGACCACGCGCTTGCGCTCGTCCAGTTCGGCCAGGGGGACTCGTTGAACAGCCACCACAGATCTGAATCGACCCGCTCGCGGCCATCCGGCGTGCGCCGGTAGATATGGAACGGCAGCGCAGCGAGCGCCCCGCCGATCAGCCCAACGCAGGCATACACGGCAGACACGCACATCGCCGTCTGCTCAGTCACCGGAACGCCTGCGCTTTGCAGTGCGCCGCCAGTAAGGATGTCGTAAAGGTCAGTGCCGGGCAGGATCTCCGAGACCGAAGTCGGCGCAACATCAGCCGCACGGATGGCCCGATCGCTCTCGAGCAGCATCTCGGCGCGAAGTCGCAGCGCAGTGGTCATAGGATCAATACTCCGGGTTCAAGCTCTTCTGTCTCAATTTGATTCGGCATCACGCCAACCGCCATCGCCAGCGCCACCATGCCGTCAATCCGGCCCGATGCGCGCGACTTCACGAATTTGCGGTTCTCGGCCGGGTCTTGCACGACGGTTGCGTTATTCGCGCACATCGAAAGCACCGGGTGATTGCCGTGCTTCAGTTGCGCGTTGAGGATCTTCGATTCCAGTTCGCGCAAAGCCGGCGACATGCTGACAAAGCCCTGCCCAAACTCGACGAACCGCTCTAGCTCGTCATCGCTGAACCCTGCCCTCTCTAGGCACGGCTTCAGGAACCGCATGTTGTAGCGGTCGAACGCAATCGCCTGTACGTCGTAGCGGTCAAACACGTCCCGCATGTACGCCGCGATGAATTCGTACTGAATCGAGCGCCCCGGAGTTGTCTCTAGCCATCCATCGCGCGCCCAAAGGTCGTATGGCACGCGATCTGCGCGGCTCTTTTCCGCCAGACCTTCAGCCGGAAGCCAGAACGTCGGATGCACATCGCCGGCATCGGACACGAGGACAAGCGCCGTCAAGTCGGACACAGAGGACAGGTCAAGCCCGCCCCAAATCCGCTTGCCTTCCAGCGGCTCAGGCAGGGCGCCGCACGTCTCCCATACCGACCGCGTGACGAACGGGTTTTTCGCCTCGATTACCTGGTTGGCGACGAGGTTGCGAAAACTAGCCTCCCTGGCCGGCATCCGCTTCGCCTCTTCCATCTGGCGAAACACCTCGTCGTGATTCATCAGGTGCCAGTTCGGCTGCGCCTTCGCAAGCTGATCACGGTCAAACGGGTCGCCATCCTCCGGAACTGCATACAAAACGCACTTCACGCGCGGGTCTGCGCCAGATTTTGCGTCCTGAATCAGTATCGAAAGCAAATCATCCGGCTTTGCTGCCTGCGTCGAGATAACAATCGACATCGGATTCTGCTGCGCAGCCGCTGCGGTTTCCATCGCCTCGTACAGATCGAAGCGCGGCCCACGAACAGCGCCTAATTCGTCGTGAATCACGAGCGTTGGGCTCAAGCCCAAAGCTGTTGAAGCGTCAGCAGACAGAGCCTTGTAAACCGTGCCCAGCTCTGAACATACGAGTTGCTTTGCACTTTCCTTGATCGCCACGTACTGCGACAGATCAGGCGACATGCGCACCATCAGCGCGGCAAGGCGGAACAGGATCGCGGCCTGATCGCGCGACTGCGCGCACGAGTAAATCTGTCCAGCAGGAACCGCTTCCGGGCCAGCCAAGTGAAGCAGCAAGATCATTGCGCTCCAGCTTGTCTTTCCGTTCTTTCGCGGGATGCTGACGATGAACGTCCGGGTAGGGCTCCCGTACATCATCTCCATCCACTCAAGCTGCGCGGGCGAGAGCTCTACCGGCTTTCCGACTAGCCGGCCTTCAGGAACGCGCAGATGCTGATGAATCCAGTCCGCGTTGCGCTTCGCTCTAGGCGACAGCTTCACGGTCAAACGTCGATTTCCCACGGCTTCTTAGCCTTCGGCGCATTCACCAGCGATCGCGCGACCGTCTGCTGATCAATGGCCTGCCGGGTGATGCGCAACCGCGTTGCTGCGCTCGATGCGGCGCGGCTCTCGCGCTCGTGCATCGCAAGCAGCCTGTCATAGCGCTTCAGCCCGTCATCGTCCGCGATCCATGCGCGGTCAAAATTCAGAAGCTCGTCTGCCAGGATTCGCGCAAGCACGACATGACGGCAATACAGCTCCAGCATCGGCGCGTGCGTTTCCGTGAAAGAACTCGCGGGCTGGTCATTCACCACCTGCAACCACACATCGCGCTCTGCATCCGGCAGATGAACAGGCGGCGCAAGCCTTGATTCACTCAGGACCGGAGTCGGGCGCGCAACCGCAAGCGCCGCAGCCGACTTCCTGCCTCGTTGAGCCATTTTNCTTGCCTCGGCCTATGGCCTTTTTTGGTTAGGGTTAGAAAAGCG